CTTTAAATTTAAATCCAAATCATTAGAAAACATTTCAATTAATTCATTACACATCTTCTCATGTGTAGATTGAAAATCATACTTTCTAAATTTATCTAATTCTTGAAGTTTTAGTTTAAATGCTTCTTCATCGGTAGATGATTGTTGTGCAGTTTGTTGTAGGAAAGCTGTAATTCTTTTCTTAAAATCTTCATCCTTTTGATTAATAGCAAATTGGTTAGTAACCATTGCTTTAGTCTCAGTCTTTCTTTTCAGTTCTTCACCAAAAACAGTTCTTAAAGGATTATTAATAATACTATAGAACTTAGCCTTTAAATGAAGATTCTTACTATTCTCATCATCATCTACACCAAAGGGGTCAAATGAATTCTCTAAATCTTCTACATCTACAGTACCACTTGCAAATCTTATATTGGACTCCATTTCAGCAACACTCTTTCTCACATCATTAGATGTATTAGAAATAGCTGAAATAAAATAATCCATAGTATCTTCTTGCCATGTTTTACTTTGTTTTGTTTTAGAAGAAACTAATTGGTTAGGGAGTGTTTTTACACTTGTGCTATCATTATATATCATATTAAAAAAACTTAGACTTATTATAACTACCTAATTTATTAAAAAATGGGTCACTAGTTATTGGCTTATCATTAGCTATTATACTTTCAGTTCTAATTACTCTGTCTTCTAATAGTATCAAACATGCCCCTAAAGCACTAATCCTATCAAAGTTACCTCCAGCTCTCCAGTTTATTATTTCTTGTAATAAAGGAACTGACTTAATAGTATACATTTTAGGTATAGATTCTATCTCACCAGTTTCTTGATTTTGGCTAGTAATTTGGTCTTTTAAAGTCCAACTGTTAATTAGACTAATACCTAACTGATTAACACCAGAAGTAGCATGAAATCCTTTAACCCTACCACTAGACTTAACTCCATACTTATCTTTTAAACTTTGTGGAGTATCGGCCAACAAACTTAATTTGTTTTTATTTCTAAAATAGTTGAATGTCCCTTTTAATTGATTTTCGTATAGCATTTCTGCATTATAATACTCTATCCCTCTCCATAATTGTTCATAGTATTCTTCAGCTACCACAGGTCTTCCTGTATATTCAGCTACTATAGTTTCAGTAATAGCATCCATTATAAAACAAGAAGCTAAAGAGTGTTGATTCTTTGATGCAGATACTTCACCAGACCCAAACTCTATAGGGTCATTACCAGCTAAATATCTAAAACTTGGTATCTCTCCACTGGTATTTTTAGTAGGTTTATTAAATATAACCCAGCATCCTGATACATCTTCTTTATTAGTATCTACAGGGAAGTTAGTAACAGGATTCATAGAAAAGTCATTCTTCCATTTAACTTTACCTTTACTATCCAATAAGAACATCCCCCATTCAGTTGCAGATTTCTTAACTGTTTTTAATTCACCTAATGCTGCTTTAGCTGTAGCTACATCAAAAGGAGAATCTTCTACTACTAAATAACATTCATCTAATGTCTTAGGTTGCTGACTAATAAACTTATTGTAAGCTCTAATATCCCCCTTCTTCTTACCTTCTCTTTTTAAATCAATTATAATTTCAGCAAATCTTCTATGACTATTACCTTGAGAATCAACAGTTTCTATGATATCCCCATCATATTTATCTAATAACCTAAGTAAGTATTCATCGTCTTTAAATTGCTTCCTTATTAGCTCTTTCTCAACAAATCCAAACAACATCCACATATCATCAATAAACCATCCTACATACTCATGTGGTCTATTATCATATATATTAGCATACTCTTTTAATCCATAAGATTTAGGATTAGATTGTATTTTATATAAATCTACTGACCCTTTATCCATATCTCCACTAGTACCACCTATAAGAGGAATACCAATCATAATATCTCCATCTCTAATAAGAGGTTCTACAGATACAGCATAAGTCTCTAATAAACCTGTAAACTTACCAGCTTCTTCTATATCAATGTAGTCTACAGAGTCTCCAATACCTTTAAAAGGGTCATCTTTAAATGAAATACAGTTAACTTCACTCTTATATCCTTCTTCTATTTTAACACCATATTCATTAGTGGTTTCAACAGAAGCTCTAAAGTTAGTTCTTGTATTTAATTTATCTCTTCTTCTTACCCAAGGAGTATTCTTATTAAGGAAATTTAATCCCATGTGGATAGCATCTAAAGGAACTTTATAATGTCCTTTCTCAAAAGCAGCTAATATATTCATACTATCCGATAACCATGTGAAGTTATAACAGTGTAATGCACTAGCTTTATAATAAGAATATCCTTTACGTCTACTCTTACTAACTACCATTCCTTCTTTACGCAATCTTCTAAAATCAGATTTAGTTCTATTAGGAAAGTACTCTAAATAAGTATCTTCATGACTGTATACTCCTTCTAAACCACTTTCTTCTAACTCTAAAGACCAATAATATTGATGGTCAATAAAAGAAGGTTCTCTCTCAATCTTTCTTTTATTCTCAGTAGCTTTTAATCTACCATAATTTAACCAAAAGTAGTATCTCCCACTAAATTTAACACCACCTACTTCTAACCCCCAATCACATAACTCTTCTTGTTCATCCCAAAACTGATTAAAAGTAATAGTGTCTTCAGGTGCAGGACAGTAATATCCATTTAATTTAAAAGTATCTCTGGCTGCAACAAAAGCTGAAGTATCTAAAAACCTTAAATATATTTGATTAGTATTACTAATAGGGTTCTTCAACATAGGGTCAAAGAATTCCCAGCTCTCTGCAACTTCACTTTTAAATAAATATTTATCACTTCCTTCTATAGGATACCAAAAGATAGGGTCTTTAGAACAATGTTTATTATCTAATATTTGCTCTAAAGTATATCCTCCTTCAGTAACTATTTGTGTTGGTTTGTTATTAGTCCAAGCCATAGTATTTTTTTGTAACATTAACTCCTAGAAAAAATCCTAAAACCCAGACAACACAAAATAAAAATACAATTCCAATCATCTTCTATTTTTAGGTAATTCTCTACTTCTTAAAGTGCCTTTTCCTCTAATAGCACTTTCTTTAATATTTAACTCTTTCTCTACTTTCTTTCTAGCTTCCTCTAAAGCTGTAGCTAAAGGAGCTACTTTAGATAAGTTTGTCATTACTTTACCAGCTATTTCATGCTTTCTTTCATCACCTATGTCTTCCAATTTAACCTCATCAAAGTACTTAATAAGATTATCTACAGCTCTTTCCGCAGCTTGAAATAGTTTTAAAGTTTTTGTTTCTTGTAATTCTTTATATTTACTAATAGCAGCCTTAATATACTTATCTTCTTTCCAACCTTTCTTAGTAATAAACTCTTTCTGAACTCTTTTCTCTAATTCTCCTGAAGGATATGCATTAACATAAGGTGATTTAAAATCGCATATATAGTATATATAAGATAGATTCTCTAATGCATACTTTTTATCATTAGTCTTGTCTTTATCCCACAAAGCTTTAAATGCAGCTATTTGCATTTTATTGGGGTCAGGTATAATTAATTTAGTGCTTGAATTTAATGTGAACATTATTATTTACTGTATTTATCAATAAATTTTTGTTTTAACTCTAATCTAAAGAAATAAGCTATCCTAACGGACTTAAATTGTGTAAAGGTACTTTCATCTAACACAGTATCTTTTAGTGTACTGAGCATCATTTTAAATAGCCTATAAGGTGCTCTTATGACTTCTCTCATTTGATAAACAGTAACTCCTTTTAATTTATCAGGATTTTCAGCTAATACTTCATAAAATATATTTTCAACTTCTTTTTGAAAAGGTACAGAAGTAGTATACTTTTTATTTCTTTTTAGAACTTTTATCTCCATAATTAAAAACAATAGTAATTGTTAGTTCTGGTTTAAAAGGGTCTATTCTAGTTAATAAGGGGTTTAACATATTATCTTTACTAACAGCCATAGGATTAAGCTTTCTAAATTTAGTTATTGTATTAGCAAAACTATTATAACTAGTATTTAAACGTTTAATCATTTCATCTTTAGTACTTTTACTAAATATAATAGTAGCTCTATCTTTAGCTTCTGTTATATGTTTCTCTCTTTTAAGAGAAATATTCTTATAATACAGCTCAGTTAATATAAGAATCTCTTTAGGTTGTAACCCCCAATTAAAAGTAATATTTAAATGTTTAAATATCTTCTCTAGAGCTTTCTTCCCTTTTAGAGGAATGTTTATTGTCATTTGTTGTATATTTTATATTGTAAGTATCTTCATCTTCTGGTAATAGATTTTCTTCCATTATATCATAGCACTCCTCTATATGAGTAGTATAAACTATTACACAATATTCATTACCAGTTTCAGATTTGCAGTAATCCGCTAACTTAGAATAGTTTTCTAAATTAAAAACATTTTCATTCATCTTCTATATAAATTGTTAAATCTTTATCTAGCTCAAATTTAAGTTTAATATTCTTCTTATCACAAAATTCTTTAGTGATAGCATGAATATCAATGCTTAAATCAGCTAACTCTCCCTTTTCTTTTCCTGTAACCTTGTATATTACCATCTATAATATTATTAATAATAGGTACATATAATCCTACGTATTGTTGTTTTGTCATTTTTTCCATCGTTAATCCAGTATATAAAGGAGAAATAGATTTCAGTTCTGGTTGATAATCTTTATTAACTTTATATACATCGCCTAGAGAATTAAATATAATATCTCCAGGCATAAAGTTAATAACTCTCGATAAAGGATAAAGTGGAAATCTATAATATTTTTCCATCTGTTATTTATTTTTAAATTCTTCTATATCATTTAGTAAACTAGCATAACCAGCTAAATCTACTAAGTTATCTCTTTTATGATTAACCCCTTCTCTTACTAATTTAAGAGCAATCATAATCTTACAACAGTCTTCAGAGGTTAACTCTTTACCTGTTAATATACTAGCTATAGTAGCAATATTCTTAAAAGACTGTTCAGGAGTATCATACACATCACAACTTCTTTTATTAGCAACTATCTCTAGTGCTTCTGATAATATTGAATCTTTCTTCATGTCTGTGTTTTCAGGTAATGTGAATAATA